GCTGGTGGTCTTCGGGACCTGCAGCGTCTCGCCGCCTCCGGTGTTGAGTACGGTCGGCCCGCACTGCATGACTCCGGAGACCTCGATGAGGTGCGCGATGAGCATGTCGTAGAAGTCGATCGGGACGATCGAGGACGCCATGGTGCCCTGGTTGCCGGTGGTCAGCACGCGGTAGTTGATCGGGCCGAGGCCCGGGTCGCGGCGCACTTCGAGGGCACGGCCGGCGCCCTCGTCGCCGCGCGCCCACTTGCGGATCTCCTCCAGCATCTTGCCGCCGCCGGCCGTGCGGGCGGCAGCGCCGGCGTCGGGCTTGCGGCCGGAGAGGGCGTCGAACGCGTCGTCGGCTTCCTTGGCGCGCTTCTCGGTGTCCAGGACAGCCCGGATCCGGGTGTCCAGCTTGCCCATCTCCTCCTGGAGGGCGTCCCAGCGGCCCTGCTCCTCCTCCGACAGCGCGCGGTTCTCCTCCGCGGCCTTCTCGGCGATGCCCTTGGCCTCTTCCCACACATTCATGCGCCGATCTCTCAAACGCTTGGCGACTTCCGAAGGCATTTTCGATTTCCTCTCGTGTGCTTGCCTTCTGCACCAGCGCCGGCTTCGTCCGTATCGCAGCTACGACTCTCAGCGCGCTTGCATCCTGTCGGGTTATGCTGCCTAGACCTCGTCGGCCCAGGGGTCCTCGGTGTTCGCCTGCAGGGCCAGCAGTGCCTGGGCTCCGGTCATCACCGGCCGCTTCGGCGACTTGAACCGCTGGTCAGGCTTCGGCTTGCCGCCGTCCACGTCGCGGTACCGCTTGAAGAACTCCATGCCGCGGCCCTCGTTCAGCCGGGACCGGACTTCCTCCACGTCGGCCTGCACCCAGTCGGCGAGCGACTGGACCGCGCCGTTGAGCGCGCGGGTGCCGGCCGTGGCGTCGGGGTAGGCCGGGTCGAGCACGGGCGCGACGTCGACCAATTGCACGCTCAAGAGGGTCCGCATCGGGTAGTTGAACTCGCTCACGCCCCACTCGTCGCCGCCCGGGTAGACCCGGAACGCGAACGAGCTGTGCCGCACGTCGCCGCGCTGCACGTACTCCAGCACGTCGCTGCGGGCCTTCGGCGGCTCCACCTCGTACGCGAGACCGGTGGCGTCGGTGGCGAGCCGCAGCGTGCGGGCGTGCGTGGTGCCCAGCAGCGCGTCGTCCTTGTGGTTGTACCGGCACACCACGTCGGGCCAGCCGGCGGTCTTGGCCTCGTTGAACGCGACCGGGTCGACCTGCTCCACGAAGCCGCCCAGCTTGCGGCTCAGCTTGCCGAACGCGGCGGCGTACCCGTAGATGAACTGCGGGCCGTGCTCGGACTCGGAGCGGACCTCCGGCGGGAACCGGGTGAACCGGCGCTCGGGAATGCCGTCCGGGTCCATGGCGCCGAACGCGGCGCGGTTGTCGCCGGAGACGGTCACGCCGTGCTTGCGGGCCGCGGCCAGGATCTTCGGCATTGCCTGCTTGCCGAACGGCGACTGCGGGGCGCGGGCCAGGGCGTTCCTGGTGTGCGCGGCGTCGTGCACGGGGAAGTGGCGCTTGCTCCTGGGTGTCGTCTTGCCACTGGAGTCCTTGCTTCCCCCGGGCTCGATGTACGCAAAAGCAGAATCGGGGAGATCGTTGATGGCCGCGGATGTCAGCGCGGCCCGGGAGTCAGTCATGTAACACAGACCTCTTTCATCAGTGACCACCGAGCCCGTTACCGTTGCCGTTGCCGTTGCCGGACAGCACCAGGTCACGCCGGGACGGTATCCACGCCCCCACGAACTCCGGGCCGCCGGGCTGCCGGTTCCGCTGGGCGCGCAGCGCCGCCTGCCGCGCCTGCAGGAAGTTCCAGATGAGATCCGCGTCCTCGCGCTCCTCCGCGGTGCCGCCGTAGTACCGCTGGGAGCCGATCACCTGGCCGAGCATCGCCGCCGAGGACGGGACCACCGGCTGCCCGGGGATGTCCGGCTTCGCCAGCCCCTCGCCCTCCAGCTCCTGCAGCTTGTCGGCCGCCAGGTCCATCTCCAGCACGGTGGCCGGCAGCATCGACTTGGGGATGCCGCGGATCGAGCGGGCCATCGCGACCATGACGTCCAGCGGGATGAACTCGTTGCCGGCCCCGCCGGGCAGCGGCTCCATGTCTTCCTTGTCCCGGATCTCGTCCACCGAGAGCATGCCGATGCTGCGCTGCATCTGGTAGATCTCGGTGCGCGTCTTGAGATCCGTTTTCAGCAGCGCATCGGAATTGAAGCGGCAGTACCGGTTAGCGGGAAGCAGCTGGAAGAACGCTGTTTCCAAACGTACGAGCCAAGGACGGAGCGCTTCGATCACTTGCAAGGTACTTTGTTCGACTGTGTTATAGGTCAAGGAGTCCCCGCGAGTGCCGCCGATGCGGTCCGGGGGCAGCCCGAGCACCGAGGCGACCATGGTCGCGTTCATCCGCAGCGCGTCGATGAACTGCGCCTCGCTCGGCGGCACGACTACGGGGCTGTACTTCCAGTCGCGGCCGTACACCAGCGGCTCGCGGCGCCGGATAGTCGAGGTCAGGATCGACCGGATCTCGCTGGCCTGCTCCTCGCTGATCTCGATCTCGGTGTTCTCGAACGTGCCGGGCGGGAAGCCGCCGGCCAGGTACCAGTCGGTGCCGTACCGCTCGGCCTCCAGGCCGGACAGGATGGTCAGCGCGAACGCGCGCAGCACCGAGATGCCCTCGGTCCGGCCCGGAATGGCGAACGCCTTGACGTGGAACAGCTCGCTGCGGTCGACCAGCCGGCCGTAGACGTAGATCCGGGTCCGCATCGGGTTCCAGGGCTGCATCTCGTCATCGACGCACTGCACGTCCTCGGGCGGGATCCACTCGATGCCGGACGGGTAGCCGTAGCCGTCGGTGCCGGTGATGAACCCCCACGCGTTGCCCCACAGCAGCAGGCTCGTCATGGCGGTGAAGATCCAGTCGAAGATCGTGCCCGTCGCGGCCGGCTTGTCGAAGATCGACGGCCCGTTATACCGGTGCGTGCGGTTGTCGGTAGACCGGGTGTAAAGCTTGAGCGGCAGCGCGGACGCGGACTCGGCCAGCAGCCGCACCCCGGAGTACAGCGCCGGCAGCCCGAGCGCCCGGTCGACGCCGAACATCGCCCGGGACGGGTGCACCGGCCCGCCCGTGTCGAATCGGTTAAGCGCCAGTAAGGCGAATCCCAAGGTCTCCAAGGCACTCCGCCGATAACCCTTGTCTCGGTACGAGCTGCCTGAATACGCTCAATCAATCCCATAACTGGCTGACCACCTCCCCCCAAAGCGCTAGAATGACTTCATGGGGAGACAAACACAGGACCTGACTGGACAGCGTTTCGGCCGGCTGCTGGTCCTGCGCCGCGACCGCGACGGCGCGCCGGGTCACGCTAAATGGCTGTGCTGGTGCGACTGCGGCACGCTGTACTCCACGAATAGCTCGGCCCTGCGCACAGCCAGCACCAGGAGCTGCGGCTGCCTGCACCGCGAACGGGTCGCCGTCTCGAACGCCGCCCGCGCCGGGAATCCGCCGCCTGTCCGCAAGCCCCCGCCGGACCCGGCCGGAAACACCTTTCCGGTACGCCGGAGAACCGCACCGCGGGCCAGGACAGCAAACCCGGCTACGTGGCGCAGCAGCTCGCGGTCCTATCACAGCTGGTTCGACATGATCGACCGGTGCACGAACCCGTCCCACCGGCTGTACCGGCATTACGGCGCGCGGGGCATTACCGTCGACCCGCACTGGCTGGATTTCGATGCCTTCCTGACCGACATGGGCGAGCGCCCGGCCGGCAAGATGACCCTGGAACGGAAAGACAACGACGGGCCGTACGCGCCATGGAACTGCGTATGGGCTGACCTGCACCAGCAGGGAATGAACAAGCGGAACACCAAGCTGCGCCCGCCTGTAATAACAGAGATCAAGAAGCTGGCCGCGACCGGGATGACCCAGGCAGCGATCGCCGGACAGCTCGGCCTGAACCGGAAAACTGTGTCGCGAGCCCTGTCCGGAAAGACACGCCAGCGAGGCAAGTGAGGGACAGCGGACTAGACCGCTGACGCGGCCGTTCGGGATGAACCTGACGGACTCCACGGACCTGGAGTCTCCCTGCGGCTGGGAACGGAATGGACCCGGCTCCGTTCCGGCCGCGGGCGTGGCTATCCGTCAGGTTACGCCCTGTTCATTAACTGATGCCAGCCTGGCCAGGCGACTTTCGCTTCCCCGGACCCGTCTCCCCCTCGCACGAGCGGCGGAAGACCTGCAGTTCGGGGTCCCACTTGTACCAGCAGATGAGCCTGCTCAGCGGCATCGGATCCCAGTCCGGGGAGAACCCGGTCGGCCGCCGGCAGTGCACGCAGGTGCCGCCGTCCACCACCTGGTCGCACAGCCGGAACACCGCCGAGCGCGGGGTCATGCCCGCCGCCGCTTCCCAGGTATCACCCCAGCAGGCAGCAGCGATCCAGACGACCGGGGTTTCCTCTTCGCAGTACCTGACCTGGGATTTATCCGCCCCTGTATGGCCGAGCAGCATCAGCGCGGCGGGGACCCGCGGGTCCTGCACGCCATGCTCATCGGTGTCATCCGCCATGGCCGTCGTCCTCGATCCGCATCCCGGAGATGCCGTGCTCGGCGCGCTCGAACAGCATGTCCACGATCGCCTCCGCGAACAGCCGCCGGTCCGCGCCGAGCAGGTCCCGGTCCGGGTTCGCGGCCCGGGTGTAGGCGATGGCGAACTCGATCTCGGCGACGACCACACCGCGCGGGACGACGACCCGGGCAGTCACGACTCCACAGTGACATCGCCGACCGTCAGGTTGACCGTGTCGCCGCCTTCCACCTTCTGGTAGTTCAGGGTGCCCGCCTCGCGGAGCGCCGCGGCGAGCTCAGCCGCCTGCTCCGCCGAGTCGCATGCGATCTGCACGTTCACTCCGGCCATAACCACCACTCCGTTCCGAGGCCGCAGCTGCCCGCTCCGCAGCCGGCGCCTCCGCCGCCTCCGGCACCCGGAACCGGGCGCCCGTTACTGCCGCACGTTACTACCGGTACCGGGACCTCCGGGGCATCCAGCACCCCGCCGCCACCGCCCTGCAGCACCGCACCGCGGACATGCGGACGGTGCACCGCCAGCGCGGCCAGGATCAGCTCCACCCGGGCGGGATCGATAGCATCGTCCAGTTCTACGATCAGCCTCACGACGCCATTATGCCTCCGTCAGCTGTCGCTGATCTTGTCCTGCGTTCCCGGGCCGGGCTCGTCGTGCGGCGTCATGGCGCTCGGTTTTCCCGTCGGTTCCCAGCCGCGCTCCAGGCCTTCCAGCAGCCGGAACTGCTTGACGGCGGTGACGTGATCCAGCGGCCGGGAACTGGCAGCGTGCCCGGTCCCGGTATTGAAGACTTTCTCGCCCCCCTTGACGGGCCTGATCTCGTACGGCACGGCGCTACCTGGCTTCGGCCGGGGCCGGAGCGGGCGAACGGGCGGCGGCCTTGGCCTGCAGCCGGGCGGCGATGTCCTCATCGGTCAGGCCGAGGCCCTGCCAGAACCCGTACCGGGCGGACACCGCGCAGAACGCGAGGCCGCGCCAGGTGCCGCCGAGGATCCAGCCGAGGGCGTAGAAGAACCCGGCGATGAGGGTGACAAGCACCCGGGGCGGCGGCGGCGCGGCCTTCGCCTGCCCGGACAGCTCGGTGACGTGCAGCCGGTCGTGCATCGCGGTGGTCATGGGTCTTTTCTCCGTTCGCTGTCTTTGTCGTCCTTGTCGTCCCGGTACCTGGTCCGCGCCCCGATGTAGCCGCCCAGGACGCCGATCAGGCCCCCGGTGATGGCGATGATGACCTGCGTCGCGTTCTCGCCCAGCGTCTGCGTCGGCGTCTGGTGGTCGATGACGTTGATCATCACGACGACCATGAGCAGGATCACGGCCAGCGCCAGCGCGAACGCCAGCACGAGAGCTACCGCATCGACGCTGATCCTCGCCCTCGCGAACCGCCGCCGCCGCCGGCCTTCCTCGTCACGGCTATCCGTCATCGGCCTTCCGGCGCGGCCGGCCGCCGTCCTCGTCCTCCTCGGCAGCGGCATCCTCCTCCGCGGTCTCCGCGGCGGGCGCGCCGGTCTCGTACATGGCCATCGGCACCCGGGACTCGTACTCGGCGGCGGCGGCCCCGGCGACGTCGTCCGGCGGCGCCTCCTCGGCGTCGATCTGGGACTGCGGCTTGCCCGGGGGCTCGCGGGTCTCGGCGGTCTCGGTCCTGGTCCTGGCTGGCATGCTCACTCGCCTTCCTCATCTTGCTCGTGGTGCGCGGTCCGGCTGGCGGTGTGCTGCCGGGCAGGCTTGTGCGGTGCGGGCTTTCCCGCCTCCTCGTCCTCCGGCAGCGGCAGGGGCGGCGGTCCGGCCTGCCGGGTACGGAAACCCGGGTCCAGCGCGGCGTCCAGCAGCCCGGCGGCCAGCAGGTCGGCCCCGGCCCGGGGGTCGCTCGCGGCCTGGTCATGCGCGGCGCGCACGGCTTCCTCATCCGGCTGTGTCATCGGTCCTCACCTCACTGATCGGAGCGGGTCGTAGTTGCGGCGCTTGTGGTTCAGGCCCCACAGCGCGAGCGTGCCGGACGCGACCGGGGTGATGTCGGACGCGCTGTCGCGCCGTGACCAGGCCCGGCCGCCGTCGCCGACGTCGCGGGTTTCCGCTGACGCGACGCTGCTCCACAGGCCGGGCGCGAGGTCCCGGCCGAGGTGGACGAGCCGGCCGCCGTCCGGCGTCTTGCGCACGGCGGAGACCAGC